CAACTTCTCAGTGCTAAGCGCCAAGCGCCAAGCGCCAAGCGCCAAGCGCCAAGCGCCAAGCTCCTTTCGACCTTTGGTTGGTGGAAGTTGAAAATGGGAAAACTGGCGGCGGGGCGCGATGAGCTCTGCCGGGAATTTCCCGGAAATTTTTGAGACACACTCAAGATCAATGTCATTGAAGATTGTTTCACATATGAAACATTAAAAATATATCTGTAAATGTCTAAATAATTTAATTTTCATGTTTACAATGCTCATTTTTTATTATACTATCACTTTAATAATTAATAAAAACACTACACTTTGCCTTGCGTCGTCTTAGCTTGCCTTGCCTATCGCTCTTTAAAAATAAAATATGTCTTATTTATATTAATACGTCTAAAAGCGTATTAATATAAATCGCATAATAATATGTGCACACAAAAACAATAAATATATGTGCACTATTATTATCGCAACGCTCTTTTATAATTAAATATGCTATCGTTTAGTGTGCAACTAAACATAATAAAAAACTTGCACACTATATCGAATAATAGTGCACATTTTGTGCTCTATTAATAATAATATGCAATAGTGCATATTATTATAACGTGGAGCACAAAATGCCATATATCTACTATACAACTCAACATATTAAAATTAAAAACTTTGATGCTGAAAAGTTATTATATGCTGATGCTAATAAAAAATATATTGAACATTATATTATCGAACTTAAATTACGTAAACAATATAAAAATATTAAAGACTTCAGTACTCGTCGTGATATTGAAGATGAAATTAAAATTAGTCAACAAAAACAAAAATACTGGTCTCTACATCGTAACTTCAAATTAAATGATATACAAAATCAATTGTATACATTAAAACGTGAATATAAATAACTATAATTAATATCACAAAATGTGCACTAATTACATCTCAATGTTCATACATATTAATAATGATATGTATGAACATGGAGAGTAATAAATGTCACAACTCAAAATCACCGACGACTCCGTCATCATCGCGGAAGTCCTTGGTAGGGATGAGCACGTGAGGTTCCCGGAACCGGGGGCGAAGTCCAACGCACCCCAACCGGAACCCACTCCGACCGGTGACAACAAGGGTACACGCCCCAAGTTGAAGAACGGGAGGAAGTGGAGCTGCACGGGTCGGTGTCAGGAACTCATCCTTGAGGGGTTGCCCGACGACAAGATCTGGGCGATCATCAAGGTGGAGGGGAACCTTGAGGATAAGTGCAAGTCCTACCCCGCGTGGAACCGCTCAATGATGAAGAGGACAGGCATCATTAAGTAACTCACTACCCTAGCGGAGTGGGGAGCCTAGCGCTTCCCACTCCATCCTCCTCCCGGGCAATGGGGCCCGTGAGAGGGATGGAGTAAAATAAGACTATGGAGTTCATGAGCTCAACTGACGGCAGGGACCTCACCGACCAGAGGTTCTCACCCAAGCGGGGTGAGTACACCTCGGGTGCAGTGAAAGTGAGGTTCACCGTCGAGGGGGACATGGAGGTGGAGAATTTGGTCGCAGGACTCAAGGATGGGACGATCCAATCCATCCCCAAGCTCCTCCCCAAGCCCTTCCCTCACATGCCCGACCAATGGGAGTTCATCGTGGAGTTTCCCACGATGGATCGCGCCCTCCAAGCCTATGAGGAATTCGGATGGGAGACTGAGGATGAGGTGATCCGGTAACCAACCACCCACCAAGCCCTGGGCCCCAAGCCCAGGGTGCCCACGCCAACCAACCATGGAGAAAATAAATGTCGCCTGTTCACCTGATGATGAATGAGAACGACTTCGAGGAGCTCCTTCTGGAGCCCCTGGATGACGAAGTGGACTGGAGGGACGAATTGGATAACTGGAAGTCCCTCCACCCTGACGAGGAGTGAAGCCCAAGGAGCCCTGGACCCAGGGCTCCAAGCTCATGGACCATCAATCCAGGTGGTCTATGAACTTGGAGCATGGAATGACTCAATACAACATCATTGTGAAACATGACCACCTGTACGTGGAGAACCTGAAAGCTGATCCACCAGACCACCCATCCAACAAGTGGCCGGACCTCCTGCTCCTGGTCCGGTACCCGGAGGGTGATTGCAACACACTCACTGAAGATGGCGAAGATCTTTACTCGGCCCTCTACAATGAGTACCAATGTAACTCCAACCTCAAGCAAGGAGATGAGTTCCTCATCAACGGTGTTGTGAAGTATCGGTGTGAGAATATCCACGTCGTACCTGTGGGCTGATACCCCAAGGAGCCACCCTCACCAGGTGGCTCCAAGCTCCTAACCCACCAATCCAGGTGAGTTAGGAGCTTGGAGCGAGGAGCCACGCACGTGACCTAAACCACGAGAAGCTCACCCACAACCACCGGGCGTCGACGAAAAATGCCCACCCGGGCCACGACAAGCGAGTTCCACTCATGGTCTCAAGAACTTCTCAACGATCCAAAATATTTTCTCAAAATGAAAATCAATAGTTTACTAGTGGACTCAATGTCTATATTATATAAATATAAAAAATATAGAGGAGAATATATATATATGTGGTGAGCAAATATAATATAGGAGAAAAATATATATTCTCCAATCCCCAGCTCACCCAATGGTGGGTGAGTTGAGGACTGGAGCGTGAAGATGAGTGACATCAATACGTGGAGTGACTTCAAGCGTGGCCACTTCTTCACCACCCCTGAGGTGAAGACCACGTGGGTGACCCATGACATTGTGTGGGACACCCCACTGGGTGAGTTCCTGGCCACTTTGGGCAATGGCCGCGTGGTGACTTTCAAAGCCCAGGGCCCAGGGGGCGGGAACCCATTCGTGGTGGTGGAGTTCCCCACAAGGGAGGAGGCTGAGGAGTGGTGGCAGGCACTCAACCCTGGGGAGGAGTGAGATAATTGAGGAGCCTGGGGCCCAAGCCCTGGGCTCCAAGCCCCAGCCCACCCAATCCAGGGTGAGTTGAGACTTGGAGCCAATAAACCATGACCACGATCCCAATGCCAACCACCATGACCTCAGACGGCCACCACCACCTCAAGATCCGTGTCTTCCAGTACATGGACGTGGAGACCTTGCTCACCCACCTCGTGGGCGCCAAGATCGTGGCCTTTGAAACACCGGAGGGCGATGACGACTGCTACCTGACCGTGGAGTTCGATGACCTGGATGATGCCCAGCTCCTATGGAATGAGTTTCACCCCAGGTGAAATATAAGAGGCTTGGTGCTTGGGTCCTTAAAAGGTTCCAAGCGCCAAGCTCCAAGCTCCATGCCACGAGATCCTTCGTGGCATGAAGCTTGGAGCAAAAAATATGGCGGCTGAGAAACTCCCAAAATTCGATGACGCTGCGACCTTTGTCCTGAACTACAATGGGCCAGACTTATACGTCTTCTATGGGCTGACGTTCCCTGCCACCTTGACGTTGAAGAATATCATCAAGATGAAACGAAGCGCCGAGGTCTTTGACTTTAACGCGGAACCAGAAGTGGCCTGGATTTCGCTGAAGTTCAGAAACAAAGAGGACGCTGAAGAATTTTGGAAGGAGTACGTGGCGCTGATGGAAAAAGTCTGAGAAGTTCAGAAGCGATTGGCAAGTTGGACCAAATGGTCCAATTTGCCAAGAATTTTGCGTTTGGCAAGTTGGACCAAATGGTCCAAGTTAAAGAAATGGGGTGTTTTTTCATGGAGATTTGTGTTTGGTACCAAGGGCTTAGCCGCGTGGGGCGTGGCACATAGTGAACTCCACTTAGTTTTCACTCACTTCCACCGAGCCCAAAAAACGCGCAAAAAATCTATCAACTATGAAACATAGCGATATCCCTAGCTGCTCAACGCGTATAAAATCTTCTAGTAAGAAAAAAGCAGGAGATAAACCGTGGTTCCGATGACCGTTGGCCGCCTGAAAAAAATTCTGGAAGATTTCCCAGAAGATCTCATCGTCATCTATCAACCTGAAGACGGGGATTATTCAGAAGCCAGATTGACTTCTGAAATTCCCCCTGAGCATCAATCAGAGATGGAGGGATGCCAAGGGTATCTGGTCATCCTGCTTGGGAAAACACGCAAGTTGTAAACCATAGAGCCCTGGAAAAAGTCCAGGGCTCCAAGTTCCTGCGCTGGAAGTTTTTCGCCAACGCAGAAACCTGGAGAAACTCAGCATGAAGAAACTAATCCTTGCTTCCATCCTCTGCACTTCTCCGGCGTGGGCCGCGGTCAACCTCACCTCCCTGGAGGTGTGGGTCCCTGGCGCAAAGTGTGAGCAGATGGGTGATATAGATGAGTTTGCGGACCAACTTCAGTCAGCCCTGACCAATCAGCTACGCATCCCAATCGACGTGGAGTGTACGAGTCAAGTCAAAAGAACCAACTTTCTGGGAAAGCTGAAGGATGGATCATCCATCGAATGGCACGAGGAACACAAGGACATCGGCCAACGCGCCAAGATCGAAGCCACCGTCCGGCAGTACATCAACCAGTTCCTTAAATAGGAAAAACTACCATGAGCGACGACATCACGGGCAACGACATCACGGAGATCATGAACACCGAGGAGTACCTCGAATGGCTCAACTATTATGATGGTGTTGACATGCTGATCGGCTGTGAAAATGACGAACTGATCAACTTCATGGGAGACTAACCGATGACCTACAAAGAGTTCATCTGGGACTATCGTACCGACAGACGCCGGATCAAAGCCTTCATCCCAATTGATGAAGTCCATGGGGAGCCGACCCAATATGAAATCGGCACCCTGAACTCCTTCACCAACGAGGAGATCTTCATCATCCGATTCTCTCAGATGATCGACTTCAAGGTCGACGATGAGTATCTGGAGCACAATGACGACGGCCTCCGGGAGTGCAGCCTGGACCAGATTGAGTGGCTGGAGGACTGAAAACAAAACAACGTCTCAAAATCCGCTACATATCCACGCGGCTTAGGACGCGCGCTGGGCCATACGTGCCTGGGTCCCCTAACCAACCTAGGGGGCCCAGGCGCCAAAACCTACCACCCCGCGTCCCATTCTAGCCACGCGGAAACCTAGTCGTCAGCCGTCCTACGCCCACGCCCGTTACCCACACACGAACACAGGAGGTCCAATCATGTCCGACTTCACCGAACTCACCAAAACGACCCATGAGCAGGTTGAGCTCATGACCAACTCCCAGCTCACCAAGCTGCACAATGAGCTCGCCGAACCCTGCAAGGTGAAACCGATCAAAAAGTTCACCGATCGGAACCAGGGCATCAAACGGGTGGCCCAGCTCCTGGAGGTTGCCAGGAAGCTGGCACCAGCCAAGCCCTCGACCAGAAAGCGTGGCATCTCGGGCCGATGCTGCGACCTCATCCTGCAGGGGAAGCCGGACACCGAGATCTGGCTCACCATCAAGAAGGAGTTCAACCTCGACGATACCAAGCAGCACTACCCTCGCTGGAACCGAGCCATGCTCAAACGGACAGGAAAGCTTTGAACCATGAACCATGAACTCGCTGCAGAAGTTGTCCTCCGCCTCCGCGGGGAAACCGACCTCGTCCCGATCTCCTACAGCGGACGTGGAATGTATGGCGCTTACTGCGTGGCCGTCGTCTGTGAAAACCCGTTCCACGTCATTGGCACGTTGATCGAAACGTTCGAAGACATGAGGACATACAACGATGAACTCGTGATCAACGCAAGGATCGACAACATGGGCCTCCAACAAGTGATCTACTGGCCTCAGCTCCCATGGACCTCCAACCTCGACGAAGAAGAGGAAAGTTGAACTACTAAACGTTGTTGCCGGTACATACCAACTTTACGAGCGGTATGGCCGGCGACAATACCAGACAACGAAGTGAGCAAGCGCTCTGATTTTTTGTCGAAATACATACATACAGCACCCCCTTTCTTTGCAGATTTGGACTCTAAATAGCTAAGAAATAATATATATATACTCTTCAAAAGGCTGGGTAACTGGGCCATGGTATCTCGGATCCTGTATTTCGCTCATTTTCGGTCAAAAATTTTCCAATTTACGTCAAGTTTCACCCGTGCTACAAAAAACCTCACAACATTGGGGGTTTGAAGATGGCGGCCACGGAGCGGCAAAAGTTGTTGATAAATAAGGCTTTTGATGATCTTATGAAAGACCGATCATCAGTCAAGATCTTAGAAGTTGAGAAACTTCGTAGTGAAGTCATCAGAATTTGCGAGGTACCAGATGTGTATCTGAGGCGTCGTCCGTATCAGTCTGACGCGCCCATCGAGAGCCCGGTCTTCAGCATCGACGAGCAAGGCGCGGAGTCCATCGAGATAGTTGGCTGGCCCAGCCTCGCTGAGCATCTAGGCCTAAGTGTCGGGTCGTGTCGCACTTCGATTTCCTTGGGGAAAGGCGTATGGCATCGCCACAAAAATGGTCGCGGCTTCATCATCACCAAACTTGGCACCAAGCTCATCTCACCACCCGCCGAGCCTGCTGATCCCAACTATCACGCTCCCACGGGCCTGCGCCGCTACGGGGTATCCGACCAAGCTTAATCTGTGCTATCTTCCCAACCCCAGTTATAAGGACTCCTTCATGGCTCGCTACAAGGACAAGTTCATCCAGGCCCACGCGGCCTTGAAAGGTCTCCTCCCATACGTGGAGGGGAATGAGGAGGCCCAGCCGTACGTCAACGCCCTGAAGGAGGTGATCTTCGGCCCGGCTCCGCCGCCACCTCGGCCCCCTGGGCGCCCGCCGGCTCAGACCACCTCCCAGGCCCAGATCCGCCGCTCGGAGGAGAAATTCATCGTCACCGACTCAGATGGTGAGTCATACGTCATCCAGGGTTGGGATAACCTGGTCGACTTCTGTGGGCTCAAGGAAAATCATATCCGAGTCCTGTTCTGTCAGACTGGCAACCACCTTCGCCGGGTCTTCAACGGCCAGCAGGTGGAGATCATTCGACACAAGTATCACCCAGACGTACCACTTCCGGTAACTGACTTGCCTGTGGCGGCCCATGGATGAGCTGGGGATCCAGAAGCTGATCTCATCTGGCCTAGACGAGGAGGACGCTAAAAAGTTGGGCATCACGTGTCTCTCCGCCCCGGCCACAGCCAAGCTGCACACCTCCTTCAACGAGGTGCCAGCGCTGCATCTTCCTTACTTCGATCCCCTCGGGCGCCCGTTGTCGCCCTTTCCGGAGTGGCCTCAGTTTTACCGTCTCCGCTACCTGAAGGAGCTCAAGGACTTCAAAGCAACAGCTAAGGGCAAGAAGCCCCAACGATACACCCAGCTTCCGGGTTCCGGTACCTGCGCCTACTTTCCTAAGAACTTCTCCTGGGGCCCGGTGCTTAGCTCCGAGGACTCAATCATCATCACCGAGGGGGAGTTCAAAGCGGCCAAGGCCTGCAAGCACGGCTACCCGACCATCGGCCTGGGAGGCGTGTATAATTTCCAGTCCAAGGCCTTGGATGTGCCCCTGCTCCCGGAGCTGGCCCGGATCAACTGGGTCAAACGAAAAGCCTACCTCATCTATGACTCCGACTTCAAGACCAACCCGAACGTGTGTGATGCTCTGAACCTCCTGGCTGAGAAGCTGTTTCAGCGGGGTGCCTTGCCCCACCTGGTACCACTCCCCAATATCCTCGATGCTGATAAGAAAACCGGCCTTGATGATTGGTTGGTGGCTAACCCGGCTGATAAGCTCAAGGACCTAATCCAGGACAACGCGCAGCCACTTACCCTGGCCCGGGAACTGCTGGAGTTGAATGAAACGGTGATCTACATCAAGGACCCTGGGCTCATCGTGGCCAAGGACCAAAAGATGAGCATCGGGCAGTTCAAGGATCTCGTCTACGCCAACATCCCGGTCACCGAGAAAACGGTGAAGCCCAACGGGGAGGTCTCCCATGTGCCCGCGGCGGCAGGACCTGCCTGGATCCGTTGGCCCCTGCGCCGGGAGGCACGGGCCTTGACGTATCGTCCTGGCTCCCCGCGCTACACCGATGATCATCTCTACAACACCTGGCCGGGTTGGGGCTGCGAGCCCAAGAAGGGGAGCGTTCAGCCCTTTCTCAAGCTGATTGACCACCTGTTCACCGGGGCCCCGTTGGAGGAGAAGCGGTGGTTCCTCCAGTGGTGCGCCTACCCCATCCAGCGGCCGGGCACCAAGCTCTTCTCCAGCGTGGTGATGCACGGGATCCTCCATGGCACGGGCAAGTCCATGGTCGGCTACTCCTTGAAGCGCATCTATGGCAAGAACTTCGCCGAAATCAAGCAGTCGGACCTCCACTCCTCGTTCAACGAGTGGGCGGAGAACAAGCAGTTTGTCCTGGGTGATGACATCTCCGGGTCCGACCGCCGCCAGGACGCCGACATCCTCAAGAAGATGATCACCCAGCAGGAGTTCCGACTCAACAAGAAGCACATCCCTTCGTATGAGGTGCCGGACTGCATCAACTACTATTGGACCAGCAACCAACCGGACTCCTTCTTCTTGGAGGACCACGACCGGCGGTTTTTCATCCATGAGGTCCCCAGCCGGGCTGGGGTCTTATCGGAGGAGTTCTACACCAACTACCGAACCTGGCTAGATGAGGCTGGGGGCCCGGCCATCTTCGACTTCCTGCAGCGCTATGACTGCACCAGCTTCAACCCGGCGGCTCCGGCCATGAGGACCATGGCCAAGGAGCGGATGACGGAGGACGTGCGCTCCGACCTGGGCTCCTGGGTTCGATACCTGAGAGACGATCCGGACATCACCTTAAGATTAGGTCAGATCGCTCTCAAAGGAGACTTGTGGTCTAACAAGGAGCTGCTGGGGCTGTATGATCCTTCCTCCTCCACCAGGACGACGGCCCACACCCTCGGCCGGGAGCTGCGCCGCGCAGGGTTTGAGCAGGTGTTGGAGGGAGTGCCCATCAAGACTTCGCAAACGCAAGACCGGTACTACATCGTTCGCAACCACGCTAAATGGCGCAAGGCTAGCCGCGCCCAAATCATCGCTCACCTGGAGACCAAGCACCGATGACTGAGAGGATCCACTGGCGCTGCTTTCATTGCGGCGAGACGTTCACCCTTCGGCAAGCTGCCTATGCCCGAGATCACTTCGGGTCCACCTGCCTGGCCACCCCGGTCTGCTTGATGCGGGTGCCGGGTGAGCATCACCTGCTCCACGCGCTGAGGGAGGCTGAGCAGCGCTTGGCCGCCTACCAGCAGGAGGACACCAGCTTGCACCGAGCCATCCATGCCATGGCCGCTGATCATCAGGTTGAGTTGCGGCGCGCGGAGGAGCTCGGCTACGCCAAGGGGCTCAGCGACGGGAGGAAGGACCATGACATCGCCGGCTGAGACTGAGCTCCTGGCCCTGCTGGCCTCGAGCTGCGCTGAGGTGATCCAGACGGTGAGTCAGATCCTCCTCCACGGTTATGACGATGAGCGCCCCAGTATGGACCTGACCAACCGTGATGATTTGGATGTTAAGCTTGGCCGGGTCCTGGCGGCTCAGCGTTTATTGGAGCGCCAGGGGAACCTGAACTCAGCGATAGTTCAGGCGCTGGCTGAGGCTGAGCTGGATCAGCTGGAACTTTTGTACAACGGAGATCTGCTATGACGCCATATCAGGACTTTATCTTCCTCTCCCGCTACGCCCGGTACCTGCCAGATCAGCTGCGCCGGGAGACGTGGCAGGAAACCGTTGACCGGTACATAGCTTTTTTCAACCAAAAGTTTCCTGGCCTCTACCCAGCTGAGCGCATTCGCCAGGCCATCCTGACCCATCAGGTGATGCCCTCCATGCGGGCGCTGATGACGGCAGGGCCAGCGCTGGCCGCTAACAACATCGCCGGGTACAACTGTGCCTACCTGGCGGTGGATCACACGGATGCCTTCCACGAAGCATTGTTGATCTCGATGAACGGCACCGGGGTGGGGTTCTCGGTGGAGCGGCAGTTCATCAACCAGCTGCCGACTATCACTAAGACCCTAAGAGCCATCGACCACGTGATCAAGGTCGAGGACTCGAAGGAGGGTTGGTCCCACGCGCTCCAGGACCTGATCTACCTGCTGTACGGAGGCTTGGTCCCCCGCTGGGACCTCTCCCTGCTGCGCTCGGCCGGGGCCCCATTGAAGACCTTCGGGGGTCGTTCCAGTGGACCGGGTCCCCTCCATGAGCTGTTCTCCTTCACTGTCAACCTGTTCAACCATGCAGCCGGGCGCAGATTGGAGTCGATTGAGTGCCACGATCTGATGTGCAAGATCGGGATGATCGTGAAGTCCGGGGGCGTGCGGCGATCGGCGATGATCTCCCTGTCCAACCTGTCTGACTTAAGGATGCGCCAGGCTAAGCACGGGCAGTTCTGGACCACGGATGCGCAGCGGGTGATGGCCAACAACTCGGTGGCTTACACGGAGACGCCCGAGATCACCAGCTTCTTGGAGGAGTGGCACTCCCTGATCGTATCCAAGGCCGGGGAGCGGGGCATCTACAACCGCGCTGCTTCGCAGGCCAAGGCCCAGACCCTGGGGCGGAGCCTCCCGGATGATTGCGGGACCAACCCGTGCGGTGAGATCAGCTTGAGGAACATGGGCTTCTGCAACCTGTCGGAGGTAGTGGCGCGGCCCGGGGACGACTTCCACGCGCTCAAGGAGAAGGTGGAGCTGGCGACGATCATCGGCACCTTCCAGGCCTGCTTGACCCACTTCCCCGGGCTCCGGGAGCAGTGGCGCACCAACGCTGAGCAGGAGCGGCTGCTGGGTGTCTCGATCACGGGCATCATGGACCACCCGGTGCTGCGGGATGCTCGCCAAGCCGGGTCCTTGGCGTCCTTGTTGATGGACCTCCGGGCTTATGCTTGGAAGGTCAATCAGGCGTGGGCGGAGGGCTTGGCCATCAGCCCGGCGGCGGCCATCACCTGCGTGAAGCCCTCCGGGACCGTGTCCCAGCTGGTCAACTCATCGTCCGGTATGCACGGCCGGTATGCTCAGCACTACCTCCGAACGGTCCGTCAGTCCGCCAAGGACCCACTGTCCCACTGGCTCAAGGCCCAGGGCGTACCGTGTGAGCCGGACCTGATGGACGCCACCAACTGGGTGTTCAGCTTCCCGGTGGCCTCACCGGCGGGTGCTACGTTGGCCAGCGACCTCACCGCCCTGCAGCAGCTGGAGCACTGGCTGATCTTCGCCCGGCACTGGGCTGATCACAACCCGTCAGTCACCATCTACGTGAAGCCGGATGAGTGGTTGGCCGTGGCCGCGTGGGTCTGGGACCACTTTGATGAGTGCAACGGGCTGAGCTTCCTGCCGGCTGGTGACGGCCACGTCTACCTCCAGGCGCCGTATCAGGCCATCGATGAGGCAGCCTATCAGCAAGCGGTGGCCGCTTTCCCAGCCCTGAACCTGGCCGCGTATCAGGTGAATGAGCATGAGGATTTCACCACGGCCAGCCAGGAGCTGGCCTGCTCAGCCGGGGGCTGCGAGCTGTGAGAAAGCTTGTGGATCGGGTGGTCTTCTTCAGCGCGGAGCTGTATCTCCTCCCCTTGGTTCTCTGGACTCTGCTTGCTTTGTTCTTCGCCGGCTGGGCCGGGTACCAGGTCCGGTTGCAGCAGGATACCAGAGAACTGAAGTCGGTGATCTTTGTTCCAGTTGAGCGAGTTGAACCTGATCCGGTCGATCACTCCGATAGAAGTGAGGACATCAGCTTTAGCGGGAACGAACGCCGCTATTTCTTTAAGGAAGTACCATGAAGAAGTTGACAATCTTGCTGACTTGCTGGCCCCTGGCGCTGAGCGCTGCGCCCCCAGGGCCAGGCACGGAGGACTATGAGGTTCTCGCTCCCCACAGCGCGTGGTTGCATGAGCAGAAGAACCCTCAGAGTCACCTGGGCTGCTGCGACCAAACGGACTGCCGAACTGTCCGGACCCGGACGGTGGAGGGTCAGCTGCAGGCCTACATCGAGGATGATAAGTGGGTTGAGGGTCCCAACCGGTGGCTAACGGTCCCAGCTGAGGTGGTGCACCATGAGCCCAACCCGGTGGGGCTACCGCTAGCGTGCTGGAGCGCCTGGCACGACGATGATGAAGGATTTTACTGTTTTTGGCCCGGGAGTCAATCATGATCTTCATGCGATGGTGGGATTTGGCTGCCCGGGAGGCTCACTACCTCAAGAACTGGAACCTGGCCTATGAGGCCGGCCGCGCCCGGGGCGCCCAGGAGGCGGCGGAGAAGGCTGAGGCCCAGTGGGTGGATGCCTATGAGAGCGGCTACGCCCAGGCGTGCGCTGATCTAACCGCTTGGGTCGAGCAGGCTCAAGAAAAGCTTCAGAAATGATACATAGCGGTTTACTGTGAGTACGCTATTTCGTAGAATACTTCTGCGAGCGAGACTAAAGCGTTCACAAGGTGATCGGTGAAATAATCAGGGAGATTCCCGCATGCGTCAGCTTCGATGTACCACCAGGACCGCGCATTTTTTGAAATTGAACGTCGGCGCCGGCTTGACCTAGTAGGCCTCCACCACTTAGTGGGGTGAACAGGCGGTCCTGGGTAGCTGGGGCCGCCACCTAACCTCTGTTGATAAATAACTATTTACGACAGAGTTCAACTACGCTACGATGCTGCTACTAACGAAGCTAGGAGGAGCTTAGATGGAAAAGTCGAAAGAGTTTAATGCAGGCTGGGCTGCTTGCTACGATCGGGTGATGCTTCTTCTAGAAGAATGCGGAGGCAGGTCCTATGAAAAAGCCATAGAAATTCTGGAAGAGTCCATGAAGGATGAGGAAGGTAATCTGCTTCCTCCACTGGAGCAGTGACCATGTCCCAGCTCAAAACTCTTGAGGCGATCAAGACCTTCGCCTACGGGGGTAAGGCCCACCTGACCCTGGTGTCGAAGGTCACGGGTCAACGGTTCACCTACCGGATCAGCAAGATCGAGGGGGCACCCGGGTTCTTCGTGAGCTTGCTCACCCACCCGGACAACGTCTCTGGCTACTCCTACCTCGGGGTGATCAAGGGGCGGCGCTTCTGGACCACCTATAAGTCCTGCGTGAAGGAGGGACCGGCCCTGAAGGCCTTCGAGTTCTTTCACAACCAGGTGCTGGTTCATGGCCGCCTACCAGCGCAGCTGGAGGTGTGGCACGAGGGGAGGTGCTGCCGCTGCGCCCGGAAGCTGACCGTGCCCTCCTCGATCGAGGCCGGGATCGGGCCGGAGTGTGCGGATCGGCTTGGTCTGTGGGCGTCGGCAGCATGAGATACGAACCTGGGTTCTACGTCGTCTGTTGGCTTTTTGGAGACCTTGAGCTCAAAGGTCCTTTTGAAAAGCTGGCTGCTGCTCAAGCTTACTCTCACGAGTGCGCCGCGTTCTTTTCAATGCCACCTCAGGTGGTTCGCTTGGAGCTTGTTGAAGGAGACAAAGAATGTTGATTTTGGCTTTGGACGGCCGACTCCTTGGCACGGTTGAGGAGGTCGGAGGCTTCGGCCCCTCCAAGCGCCTCCAGGAGGCGTCTTTACCACCGGAGCTAGTGGAGGCTTATGCTGGGTTGTCGTCGAGTGGGCTTCCCATCTTCTATGATGACCTACTGACAGAAGCTGGCCACAAGATCCTGATCGACGTTGGTTATTGGAAGGATTAAGTTCAATGAACGAGGATAAGAAGACCCACGTGCTCCAATGGAACTTTGAAACCATCTGGTTGCGGGAGCTCTTTGAGAGCGAGGAGGCCGCGGCTGATTATTGAAAAAGTTCAGGAAGGCGCTTCCATGAAGGACCACGTCTATAGTCACCCGGATGGCTGGTCAGCACCGGTCAGCCAGTTGCCTACGCCCATCATTCTCACTTGTTTACAACACGGAGTTTACCATGACGATGTTGAAAGTCAAATAACGCCGGAGGATATTATTGAGCGCCTTCGCATAGAACTATTGATCAGGGAGCTGGGCTTATGATCACTGACTTCCAGAAGGAGAACCAACGCCTGTTGAAGGAGATCATCCAGCAGGTCGTGGCTGAGGGCAAGGTCATCGATATGAACACCTGGATCCGCCGCCCTGAGTGTGGCACCGTGGCCTGCTTAGGTGGTTGGGCCATGCTGGATCCCCGGCTCCAGGACCGGGGGTTTAGATCCACCAAAGAATTTGGAGGGGATGGTCAGCCCATCTTCAGCCCCGAGGATGGGGTTTTCTTCTTCGGTTTTGAAGCCATTGAAAACTTTTTTGGGTTTTCGATTAGCGAAACTCATCAAATTTTCTTCATGGCTTCCAAATACAGTGAGGAAACGGGATATGTGGCAGATTTGCCGATGCAGGACCGGTTGCAGCTCCTTTACCATACCATCGATGACTACCTGGGGGCCTAGCCCATGGAGCATCAACCTGAGAGCCGAATGATCAAGGGCCCAGGGGGCGTAGCTTTTCTGACCAAGCGTGAGAATGAGATTATGACCCTGCTGATCCAGGCTCAAAATAAGATCGTAAGCTGGGAAGCTATTTCCCCATCCAAAGCACAAAATCAACCGGTCGCCACCATTGTGGGTAAGCTTCGAAAGAAGCTCCAGCTAGTTGAGCCTAGCTACACCCTCAAAAGTATGAGGGAGGATGGTTATCTGCTACTGGCTGATCCAATAGCCAAGCTTCAGGCCGATGATATCTATCTCAAAATTTTTGATTTGTTGTTTTCGTTGTCTGATCCGGCCGAGCGGACAAAGGTGGTGACTCATCTTTATAGTCGGTTTGTCTTGATGACTCCGGTGGAGTCACCGCCATGACTTGGTAAGTCTGCCATCTTACCTGCCGTCGGCTGGTTCCTACCCGCTGATCCACTCGAATGTTCATGAGACCCTCTGGTCAGCTTGTGAACTGGTCGACCCAACCATACTACGCAGCTTGGCACTGAAATGTTAAATTGTTTCTTTGAGCGGGAAAATTGGATAAGATCTTGTTTATGGAACCCAAGCTAAGGAGCGACAACCTATGGTTTCGACGCAGGAGATCTTTGATCGGGTGGCGTCCCATCTGTGGACCCAGAATGAGCGGAGCATCGATCCAGAGACTGGTGGGTTTCGGTACCAGACCCGATTACCGGATGGGCGGATCCTGAAGGACCCCATCGGGGCATTGATCACGGATTATTCTGAGGATCTTGAGTTTCTTTCCGAGATCGAGATGGTTCGTCACTACTCTGATTTTGTTCATCTGACTGAGGAGCAGCGTCAGCTGATCCTGGCCCTGCAGGCGGTCCACCACGACTATCGATGCTGGGAAGACAAGGATGAGCTCAGATCCTATCTGATGATGATAGCATCGTCTCAGGGGTTGAGCGTGAGGGTCCTGACGGCATGATTAAGTGGGCGCCATCACCCTACCACGATTATCTCATCACCTTGGATGATGAGGATCTGCCCCTGGTGAAAAAGACAATTTGGCACCCCACGGTGAGTTGCAGAGTCTACTTCGCCGCTAAGAAGAATGGGGCAACCATCTATATTCACAGATTTTTGCTGGACGCCCCCAAGGGCATGGTGGTCAAATTTATTGACGACAATACCCTCAACTGTTGTCGCAGCAATTTGCTGCTGACCACCTACAGTCATTGTCGTGCTATGACGGTGTCCAACCATCCTGGTGCCGTAGCTTTTCGCGGTGTTTATTTCTCTGCGAGTGGTAATAAATTCATAGCTAGACTGACCAAGGACGGGGTACCACACCACGGTGGCACCTTCAAGACTGAGCAAGAAGCAGCGCTGGCCTACGATCAACTTGCCAGAAAGTTCTACGGAAAGTTCGCCAAAACTAACTTTCCCGATGTACACGACGCAGACTCTTTGCTATCTTCTGAACCTTCTACAACTTCCTAAAGGGAATACAATCATGGCCAAGACCAAAGTTGCTGAGATCGAGGGCGTGGCTGAGTACGTCGAAGCCCAGACCAAGAAGGCCGTCAAGACAGCGGTGACGGAGATCGTTAAGATCATCAAAGCCACCATCGGTGAAACCCATGAGGCGGTTAAAGCGTCCGGCCCCAAGGAAGCGGCCAAGATCTTCTATGATCTGGGCCCGGCCGTCGTGCGGAACGTCAAGGCTCAGTTCAAGGACTGAGACCATGAGCCGAGGGTACAAAATCGACGTGCATGGCTTTGTCCGGTTTGCCGGCTCCATGCAGGAGGCCCACCTGGCCAAGAAGGAGCTCCTGGAAAACCAGGGGCTCCCTCACCGGACCCGGGGTGACTTTGTCTCCGAGCTGGAGCTGCCGGAGTCCAAGAAGGACTTCATTACTTTTCTCAATCAGGTGGCAGCGTGGTCAGATCCTAGCAGTGGTTCGACATGACTGATGGCAATGAAGTCGACAACGTCAACCACCCTCCCCACTATCGTGGGGAGAATGGGGTTGAGTCCATCGACGCCATCGAAGCAGCCCTAACTCAGGAGGAGTTCAAGGGCTTCTTGAAAGGAAACATCATCAAATACATCTTCCGGTCCACTCGGAAAGGCAATGAAAAGGAGGATCTTCAAAAATCAGCATGGTACCAGAAGCGACTCGAGATCCTGATTACTTTCTTGGACTAGGCGGGTCCCGGACCTTTGCTTGGCTTCAGGAGGACTTGTTTCGGCTGGCCACCCTGGAGGAGTTCATGACCCTGGAGGAGTTTGGGCTCCCACCCGGCTCCTCCAAGGAGCAGCTGCGTCGAGCCTTTGTGGAGCGGTGCAAGGGTGTGGACCCCAGGACCCACCGGGAAGAGTTTGAGCGGCTGCGGGATGCTTACCTCCGGGGTGTTAAGTTCATCGAAGCTCGGAGATGCGAAACCTGTGGCGGTGTGGGGACCGTGGTCCAGTACGCTGGGTTCCACGCCGCTACAGTGGTTTGCCCGGTGTGCTTAGGGAGGAAGGCTTAGATGGCAGTTTTCATCTTTGGTGCTATTTGGGGAGCCTTCTTCTTGGGGTTCTGTATCGCTACTTGGTTAACTGAAAATGATTATGAAGACGACTAAATCATAGTTATCCCTAGGGTTCCAATCGCTTTACTATCTGCTGGCTACGCAGTTAGTCAGGAGGACTTACATGGAATTCGACGGACCAGACCTGCAGGTGATCAGGATGGCCCTGGAGGTGGCCGCTAGCACCTGTGACTCGCTGAGAACTAAGCGATTGTACGACCGGGTCCTGCTCAAGATCAAAACCGAGCAGGAGCTTCAGATCTCCCGGGTTCGATACCTCGCGGCCAGCCGGGAGGCTCCCTATGCCGAGAAGTAACTACGTCAACTACCGAAGCCTGGCCAAGACGATCATTCGATCCCGGGTCCGTCCGATCACCGGTCGCTGGCCTGGGATCGGGGACCCGAACGGGATGCGCTCCCACCGGGCCCAGGTGCTCAAGGAGCAGGAGGCGGAGGATGAGCGTCGGCGCCAAGCGGCGGTGGTACTGTTGGCGACGGAGATGAAACCCAAGCGGACCCGCAAGAAGAAGGAGACTGTCATTGAAAGTACCTGAGCTACCCAGTCTGGACGTGCTGCAGCTGCCGGTGGACGAGGACAACACCGTGCAGGACAAGCTGATCTCATTGATGTACCAGGTCATCTGTGACGGCGAGACGTTCGATGCCGCCACCGTGATGCCCAGAGTGGAGGCTGAGCTCTACGCTGCCCTGTACAAGGGCAAGGCCATCCTGACCCGAGCGGAGTTCGGGGAGGTACTGCTGGAGGCGGTGGACGCCCTGCGGGTCAAGAAGGACCTGGTGGACTTCATCGCTACGATTGGCGTCAAAAAATAAATCACAACGCGTAATCAACTGTTTTCTGTGGGTATCAAGCGTCTTACTATGCTGCTAGTCTAAACGCTGGGAGCTAGTAAGATGCTTGAAGACAAATTGCTAGCCAGGATTAAGAAGGTCCTGGCCCTGACCAAGTCCGACCAACCGGGTGAAGCGGCTGCGGCCATGGAACTGGCCCAGAAGCTGCTGACTCAGCACAACCTGACTCTAGGGGGTCTGGCCATCAGCGAGATTACCCACCAGGACGTACCGTCTCCCTTCTCCATCTCTAAGCTGAAGATTTATGAGTCAGCCTTGATGAACACCATCGGCCGAGCGTTTGGCTGCCAGATCATGTTCATGAAGAGCTCATCGTATTTCGCTGATAAACGGGCAATGTTCACCCTGGTGGGTCCCAAGCACCAGGTGCCGGTGGCTGCATATACTACCGAGGTGCTGATGCGCAAGCTGCAACGAGCCCGGGCCAAGTTCCTGGACGGTTTTGATCGGTCAGTGCACCGGAACTTCAAGACGCAGCAGGCGGACGGGTTCTGCTTCGGCTGGGTGGTCAAGATTGCTGAGACGGTGCATGAGTTCTCCGGGGCTGAGAGCTACGCTCCAGCCATCCTGGAGTATCAGAAGCGAACGTTTGTGCTGAGCGGCGACGCCGTCAAGGCTGAGGATAAGAAGATCCATGCCAACAGCTTCCTGGCCGGTAAGAAAGCCGCTGAGGGTGAGTCATTGTTCCGCCCCATGGCGGGTGGATCCCAGGAGCAGGGGAGGTTGAAGTGAGCACCTACACCAAACTTGATCAGCAACTCAACAAGATTGAACAAGATTGCATTGAGCTTGAGGAGGTTCTTCAGATGATTGAAAGGCGGTGGTCACAACATAATTTGCAACATATCCATTCCCTGGCTCCGGCCCGAGTCATCCTCAAGGAGATTGAGCGTCTCAGGAAGAGGCATCAGACTCTGATGGAGATGATGTGATGGGTGATACCACGACCATGCGGCCCTCAGATCTCAACCTCTGGGCCAAGGAGATGATGCTGGACTGCATCGACCACTACCTGGAGGAGCGGAAGGAGGGATTTTCGACTAGCCTCGATGAGGATGAGGTGCTGTATAAGCAACGGAACCGGGTAGCAAAGTTTCTGGGGTTGCCAGAGAAGAAGCAGTATGGAGAAGTGAAATGAGCCAATCTCCTAGAAATGTCATTGTTGAGGACCTGTCTTATCTGATTGATATGACTAAATTAAAAATTCATAAAGCTCTTCATGAGCAGTCTAAGCAATTTGCCAAATTTGGCAATCACCCTGATGCTCTCTTGATGAGAAAAGATGCGATCAATCAAATTACTCAATTGATATCTCAATGGGAGGAGTTTTTCAAACCATGACCAGCGGCGAAAAGGTCTGGGTCCAGCTCAACAGGTTGCAAAGCCAGAAGAACCAGCTGGAGGACGCCATCAACGTCCTGCGCTGCGCTGGGATGGACACCGGCTACCATCCCTATGAACTCCTGTGGAAGGAGCATGAGAAGGTGGTCAGAAAGATCAACCGGGCGTTGGACAAAGCGAGTCAATGACTATGGTTCAAAAAATTTTCTCCTGCGAGAAAATAACTATTTACAGTGGTACTCCGGCGTTTTAGAATGCTTACGTCTAAGAGCAACGAGGAACGAGCAATGACCGCAGGTATCACCAAGCGCGCTAATGGCAAGCACGAGATGGCCTATGTCGGCGAAAAGCCCTGGTGGCAGGGTGGCCAAGCGCTGAGCGCTGAGGCGTCAGTCGACGACTGGATCCTTCAGGCCGGCATGGAGTGGCAGGCCCAGCGGGCGCCGGTCACCTTCCAGGATGAGGCTGGCCGGACCCACACACTGCAGGGGCAGTACGTCCTGCACCGCAGCGACAACCACCTAGGTCTCGGCGTGGTCTCGAGTAAGTATGAGATCGTCCAGCCCAGGGAGACCCTGGAGTTCTTCCGGGATCTGGTCGGGGAGGCCGGCTACCAGCTGGAGACCGCCGGGACGATCTACGGGGGCAAGCTTTTCTGGGCGATGGCGACGATCGGGGATGAGGCCGTGGTCCTGGGCGAGGACAAGCTCAAGAGCTACCTGCTGTGTGCTTCCAGCCTGGACGGGTCCCTGGCCACGACGTTCCGGGACATCTGTGAGCGGGTCGTGTGCCGCAACACCCTGGCGATCGGGCTGAGGGAAAGCCCCAACATCCAGGTCCGGGTGAGTCACCGGTCGATCTACAACGCCGACAAGGTCAAGAAGCAGCTGGGTCTCACCCGCGGCCGGTTCCGGGAGTTCGTGCTGGAGACCCGGAAGCTGGCCAAGCACACGATCACGTCGGAGAAGGCCGATGAGTTCATCGAGCGGCTGCTGTTGGACACCGGCACCATCTTCGCCAAGGAGCCCAGGAAAGCCAAGCACTTCCAGACGATCAAGGAGCTTTTCGAGGGGGCTGGTGAGGGCGCCCACCTCAAGGGGGCGGAGGGCACGCTGTGGGGCCTGCTCAACGGGATCACGGAGTTCGTCGATCACAAGGTCAAGGCCAAGACGGACCACCACCGACTCGACTCGGCGTGGTTCGGTCGTGGGGCGGACCTGAAGAATGAGGCCCGCAATCGATTGCTGGCCCTCGTGTAACCAACTGTGTACAACCAGGGCACCCTGTGGTAGGGTGCCCGCACTTGGAGCGTGAACCAATGGCTGTTAAATCTCCCGACTATAAGTTTCCGAAGTCCTTCGGCGCCTGCGCCGACCTCCTTCATGAGCTGAGGCAGAAGCGCTTAGCGGCTGAAAAGGTGGCCTCAGCTATTGAGGACGAGGAAAAGGCCCTGAAGGACTACATCATCACCAACATGCCCAAGTCCGAGGGCGGGGCCATCGGCAAGGCCTACAAGGTGCTGATCGTCAAGAAGCTGATCCCTCAGATCGAGGATTGGGGTGCTCTCTGCGACTTTGTCAAGAAGACCAAGCGCTTTGATTTCTTCCAGCGCCGCCTGTCCAATGAGGCGGTCATGAACATGTGGGAGGAGGGCAAGAAGGTGCCCGGCGTCAAGCAGTTTGAGGCGCTGTCCGTCTCCCTGACCAAGATTTGACGCCATGCAGGAGCTAGTGACGGCTTACATCATTTTAACCATGATCATCATCCTGATGATCCTTAACTTGGGCTGGGGCCTATTTCAATGAGGCTGTTGAACCCGATCTTTTGTCTGGCTATCTTAGCCCTGGGCGTCTACGCCGTGGCTGACCTGGTTACACGCCAGGTCCTTCGGCACCTGTAGGAAGGAGGAAGTAGTGGTACTTCGTTTAGTAGATGACGGCGTGGCAGCGGAGCTGGCCACGCTAAAGTTGGACGGTGAGCTAAACGATGTGGCACAGGCCAACATGCGGTTGGCCGCCCTGGAGATCGGATTGAAGATTGCCGTGGAGAAGGGCAAGGCCAGTCATGCGCCCTACATCGCCGCCGATCTGTACAAGTTTTTGCTGACTGGTGAGAAGCCCAAGACCCGTGAGGAGCGCATGGGGACCGACGTGACGCCGGAGGCCATTGCTGACGTGGCGGCACGGACGATCCTGATCCAGCTGGCGGAGGGGGCGGGCTTCCTGACTGAGGAGGGTCAAGCTTGGGTGACCAGCATGTTGCAAGCCATTCCGGTGGCTGAGCTGCCCAAGGTCCTCAAGACCAGGATCAACAAGGTTCTAGAGTCTAAGAAGCTCTAGCACGAGTTCGAGGAAGCAGGAGGTTAGCCTCCGTCAGTGACATCGAGGCTGGTCGTCAACGCGCACCCTGCTCCTGCTTCCTCGATCCAGATGGTGCCGTCAGGAAGTCACGCCCCCTGAAGGCACCTACATCGACTAAGGACCATGGCAAGAACCCAGTGGGGTGAGCCAACCTGTTGGTGACATTTCAGGTCTCCGGTGGTTTCTTGGTCGATGGCCGCAGGGCTGAGCGCCCTGAGCTGGTGGCAGGGTTCCTAGGGTCTTGCTCCTCCCCTCTAGGGCCCTGCCGCTAGTGGTGTTAGTTGCGGCCTATCACTCATAACATAGAGGACATGAAACATGGCACGACGGACGACAAAGGTAGAAACGAGCACCTCCACCGCTCTGGTCAACTGGGATGAGGAGCTGGCCAAGCAGGCCCAGATAGCAGCGGCCGCTGAGGCCTCAGCGGGTGGCGGTCAGTTCTTCTCGATCAAGGGCGGCCAGCTGAGCTTCGACGGGGTGGACTTCGAGGACAGCCAGGCGGCTGTGGTGGTCCTGGACTCGATCATCGAAAAGACCCTGTATGAGGGCAAGTACGATCCAGACAACCCGGAGCCGCCGACCTGCTTTGCCTTTGGTCGGGATGAGGATGAGCTGGCCCCGCATGAGGACGTGGTCAAGGCCAAGCAGCAGAAGTCGTCCAAGTGCTCCACCTGTGAGTTCAACAAATGGGGCTCAGCGGACCAGGGCCGGGGCAAGGCCTGCTCCACCAAGCGCCGACTGGCCATGATCCCAGCCGGTGGCTTTGACAAGAACGGGGTCTTCCAGCAGGTGGAGGACGCCGCCCACTTCGAGCATGTCGGCATGGCCTTCATCAAGATCCCGCCGACCTCAATCAACGGCTGGGCAGCGTTCGTCAAGACCATCGCTTCCGCTTTGAAGCGCCCGCCGCACGGCATCTTCACCAAGGTCAAGGCCCGGCCCCACAAGAAGAACCAGGTTGAGGTGGTGTTCGAGGGCCTGGGCAAGGTGCCGAACAACCTGATGCAGGTGATCATGGCTCGGCACCAGGAGGCCAAGTCCTCGATCGAGTTTCCATACAGCCTGGAGCGGATGGAGAAGGAGGAGCCCAAGAAACCAGCTAGCCGTCGGCAGAGGAAGTTCTGATGCCTGATACCTGGCAAGATTTGAACCAGGTGATCAGGGACGCCTCGGAGGAGCTGTGTCTTCAGCTCCTAGAGGAGGAGAAGCAGGGGAGGAAGCGTGAGCGCTTCCTACTCCGCATCCACAGTCGCTTGAACAAGCTTCGTGGCCGGCGGGAGCGGGAGGAGTTGAAGCAGCTATGAAGATCCCCCAGCCAGTCACAGTTGACTTTGAGACCTTTGGCATCGAGGGGCGCCCGGTCTACCCGCCGGTGCCGGTCTCAGTGTCGATCAAGTACTGGAAAAAGCAGCCAAAGTTCTACGCTTGGGGCCACCCGACTGGCAACAACTGTACCTTTGTTGAAGCCCGGGTTGCGGTGGCGAAAGCCTTCACTCACGCTGGCGGGGTGCTGTTTCACAACGGCAAGTTTGATGTGGACGTGGCTGAGACCCACCTGGGGATCCAGCTGCCCCAGTTTGATCAGATCCATGATACCATGTTCCTGCTCTTTCTGGATGATCCCCATCAGCGGGAGCTGGGACTCAAGCCCTCAGCGGAGCGGCTGCTTGGTATGATGCCGGATGAGCGGGATGCGGTGGCTGATTGGTTGGTCAAGCACCAGCCGGTTGATGGCATCAAGATCGGCAAGGGAAAAACCTCCAAGCACCCACCGGGCAAGTACATTGCCTACGCCCCGGGTGACGTGGTGGGACCCTATGCTAATGGGGACGTGGTCCGGACGGAGCAGCTGTTTGAACTGCTCTATGAGAAAACGGCAGCTCGGAAGATGCTGGCTGCTTATCGCCGGGAGCAGGAGCTGATGCTGATCCTGCTGCACATGGAGCGGCAGGGTTTGCGGGTCGACGTGGATCGCCTTCGATCCGACATCGGGCTGTACGAGGGCTGGTTAGGGAAGATCGATCACTGGTTGTATAAGCAGTTGGGGACGGTCATCAACCTGGACAGCTCGGATGAGCTGGCCGCCGCCCTGATCGCCTCGGGTAAGGCCGATCCAGCTCTGATGGGGGTCACGGCCACCGGCAAGGTAGCCACAAACAAGGCCAGCCTGGCTGAGGGCGTGACGGACAAGGTCGTAGCCGGGGTGCTGAAGTACCGGACCCAGCTGCAGACCTGCCTTCGGACCTTCATGACGGTCTGGCTGGCCATGGCCGAGGCCTCCGGTGGGTTTATCTACACCAACTGGAACCAGGTCCGGGCGGAGAAGGGCACTCGCACCGGTCGGTTGAGCTCGAACCCCAACTTCCAGAACATCCCTAAGGAGTTTGAGCCCATCTTCGGAGATGGGAAGCTGCTGCCCAAGTGCCCGTGGAAGGACCTGCCTCCGCTCCCGATGTGCCGGGGTTACCTGATCCCTTACGTCCAGGGCCACCTGCTGGCGGGGCGCGACTACAGCCAGCAGGAGCCCAGGATCCTAGCTCACTTTGAGGATGGGGAGCTGAAGGACCAGTACCTGGCCAACCCCTGGATTGACTATCACGACAACGCCAAGGAGAAGCTGGAGGAAAAATTTCATCGGGAGTTCAAACGAAAACCCGTTAAGAACATCAACTTAGGGATCATCTACGGGCAGGGCGCGGCGTCCCTGGCGTTGAAAAACGGGGAGTCGATCGAGGACACCAAGGCCGTCCGCAAAGCGATCTTTAACCTGTACCCTGGGTTGGAGGATCTGTACAGCGACATGAAGGCCCTGGCCAAGGCCGACCAACCCCTCAGGACCTGGGGTGGCCGGGAGTACTACTGTGAGCCACCCAGGATGATTGATGGACGCATGGTGACTTTTGACTATAAGATGGTCAACGTCCTCATCCAGGGGTCAGCCGCCGATTGCACCAAGGAGGCCATGATCCGGTTCTACCGGGCGATGGTCAAGAGAAAGAAGCTAGGGGTCTGGTTCCTGCTCCTGCAGGTGCACGATGAGCTGCTGATCTCGGTGCCAGCTGAGGAGTTCATTGAGGCCATGGAGGTGCTGAGGGAGTGCATGGAGTCCGTGGAGTTTGACGTGCCCATCCTGTCTGAGGGAGCTTGGTCCCCAGATAACTGGGCGGCCATGAAGGACTATGATAAGAAAGGAAAATTGGTCGATGCTTTCTGATAAGGACGTGCCCCTCCACTTCAATGAGAAAGTGACAGATGGCGTCACCCGTCTCCGTGTAGACCACGGCTGGATCTACACCTTTGCTATCGTGTCACCAGCCGGGGTCGTGGCCATCTCAACCCAGTTTGTGCCTGATATGCCACCGGAGCTCGAGATGTTTGATGACCTAATGGGGGCCAACTGATGGCCTGGGCCAAACCAACCCACCTGACCTACTGGTCCTACTCCCGGTACTCGACCTACAAGCAGTGCCCGCTCCGGGCGAAGCTGATGTATCTGGACAAGCTACCCACGACTAAGAACGAAGCGATGGACCGGGGCAATGAAATCCACAAACTGGCTGAGCAGTTTGTCAAGGGGGAGATCAAGAAGATCCCGCCTGAGCTGGCCAGCTTCAGCGATGACTTCAAGGCTGTCAAGGATTTGAAGAAGAAAAAGCCTCACCTGGTCTCCGTGGAGGACACCTGGGCCTTCCGCTCCGATTGGTCCAGGACAACCTGGGATGACTGGCAGGGCTGCTGGGTGCGGATCAAATTGGACCAATCCCACATTGAGACGGAGCCCGATGGCTCCCCGGCGCTGATCATCACCGATGTGAAGACTGGCAAGTTCAGTCCTCAGTGGAACCTGGATGACTACCTGGAGCAGCTGGACCTGTATGCCCTGGGGGGCCTGCTGGTCTGGCAGCAGTTGATTAAGGATGGCTTGAAGGTCAAGCCACGGTTGCTGTACACTGATCAGAAGGTGGTCTACCCGCCCAAGGATGAACCGAAGGTCTACACCGGCGCTGACCTGGTGCCGCTGAAGAACCGATGGGAGAAGCGGGTGAAACCGATGCTCACTGACAGGAAGTTTCCACCCAAGCCTAATAACATGTGCAAATGGTGTGACTTCTCCAAGGAGAAGGGTGGACCCTGCAAGTTCTGATATGAGAAATGAACTTGAGCACGACATCGAGACTGACGTCGTCGAGGATGCCAAAAAGCTAGGGGTCCGAAGCTTCAAGTTTGAGTCATCATCAGAGACTGGTTTACCTGATCGACTTTTTATGATATACGGCGGACGACCATTCTTTATTGAGTTCAAACAACCCGGGGAGTGCTTGGAGCCCAAGCAGGAATACGTTCATGGCATCTTTAGGAGGCTAGGTTATGACGTCGAAACCCACTCAGACCGAGCTCGAGCTCTTCAAGCCATCGCCGATCGCATGGAAGCCGCACTCGGGTCAGCGGCGTGGCATGAAGTTCTTGCTCGAGCAAGGCTGCGGTATCCTCGCGGCCGACCCAGGCGTGGGCAAAACTACCATGGCCTATGGGGCCTTCAAGGTTCTGCAGAAGAAGGGCCTGGCTAGCAAGCTGCTGGTCATTGCCCCTTTGAAGCCATGCTACATGGTCTGGCCAGCTGAGGCGGAGAAGTGGGTTGACTTCCGGCATCTCAAGGTGGTGGTTCTCCATGGGAAGACCCGGAATAGGGAACTGATCAAGGATGCTGATATCTGCGTGATCAACCCGGAGGGGCTGGACTGGTTGGCTGAAGCTACAAAGAAGCGTTCAGCCTCAGGCCGGGTCAGCGTCACGGTCAACCGAGCTCTGTTCAAGAACTACGGCTTTGACACCTTGGTCATCGATGAACTGACTCGGTTCAAGCACCCATCCTCTGGTCGTTTCAAGGTGCTGAGGCAAGTGCTGGACACCTTTCAGCGTCGGTGGGGCTTGACCGGCTCCTTGGTGGCCAACGGGCTGCTAGACCTGTTTGGTCAGTGCTACGTCATCGATCTGGGCAGGACCTTCGGGCAGCACGTCACCCACTATCAATCGAACTATTTTGACCGCTCCTTTGACGGCTTCGGCTGGGTTCTGAGGGCGGGGTCAGCGGAGCGGATCTACGAGCGGCTGCGACCGCTGTGTCTTCGTCTGGCCGCTGAGGACTACGTCGAGATGCCGGACGTGGTTGACGTGGTTCGGACGGTGGTCCTGCCACCTAAGGTCATGAAACTCTACGACGAGCTGCATGACGAGATGATCGCTCAGATTGATGATGAGGTAATCTTTGCTAAGACGGCGGCGGTCGTCACCACGAAGTGCCGGCAGGTGGCCAACGGGGGCATCTACTTGGACCAGGAGGTGATTGACATCCTAGGGCACCAGGTTTTAGACCCCAAGCGTCGTTGGTTGAACCTTCATGAGGAGAAGGTTGATATGCTGGAGAGCTTGGTCGAGGAGCTCCAGGGGGAGCCGCTGCTGGTGGCCTATGACTTTGAGCACGATCTGGACCGCCTCCGTCAGCGGTTTGGCACCGGCAAGGACAAGACGATCC